TCCTTGTTGTGATTGATAACGTACATCTCCAGGAGAATATACTGTTCCAGTAAAGCTGGGTTGCCAATTATTGTTACGGAATTCAATTTTTGTAGCATATTGTGCATTAGAATGTGTATAAAATTTTAAAGGTAATTGAAGTTGAGAAGATTTTCCCCAAAACATATTAGAGAAAATCATGGAACGAATAACATCTTCATCGTCTGTGAAAACAACACGGAATTGTCTATTGGAAATTACTATATCACTAACATTTTCAATTTTAAACTCTAAATTTAGAAAATCTGAAATAACTGATTCTTGTGGATCAACTGCTTGCAATGATGTGCAAATTAAAAGATCGAAGAAAGGTGCGGCTAGATATTGACTTAAATCTAGTTCTCTGATCCCTGGTTTGGGGTCTGGACCTGGATCGGGACCGGGATCTGGGTCGGTACCGGAAAATCCAGTTCATTATAAGGTTGCATAAGGCAACAATCGGGACCGAGTCTTACACTAATAATAACAGGATAGTTAACATCATCGTTTCGTTGAACATTAGTTATTGGATGTTCAACCATGCATATTATGCCAGGCCATGGTTCTGAATCGCCTGAAAGAGAACGATAAAGTCCACTTTTCCTATTATCATTTATAATAGTACTTAAAGTTATAGTAGAATTAAGGTTTATTGTTTCAGAAGCAACTGTTTGCAAATCATCTAAAGTATATTTCTTTGATTTATCGCAATCTGGAACCCATCCAATTTTAAGCCAACCAACGGTTCCAGCTGCTCCACCGATTAAAATCTGAATTTCAATTTGGGGGATAAGAGCCTTATGAAAAGCTATGTACTGAGATAATCGTTAAGGTAACTCCATCGGATTGAGGGAGATACGGAAAACCTCCGCACCAGCTGCCAGACTCTTATTAACAACAGTTGATTTTTCTGGCCAACGTGTAAACACGTTATAGCAATAAGTATGTTTATCAAACGGAGCACCTGAGCCTGCAGGATTATTCAAAGCAGCCGCAATGGGATTAAGAACGCGAGAAATACTGGGTGTTATTGTATTGGTCGCAATTCCAGAATCCGGAGCAACACTTGGATCAAGAGCTTGCATCGGAGCTGAAGGTACTTGTTGTTCAGATGCTTTTGAAACATTCATCTGTCTTTCAATATTAAGAGGTTTTCTTATAAATTTTGGACCTTGATTGGTCATTATATATTCACCTAATTGTTCATTACCTCGTAAAAATGATGACAAATGAAAAGCACGATGGCAACAGTCACAGTTGCTGAAAGGATCATTAAGCTGACGCACAACCTCACTATTGGGTTGGTCGCATATTTGAGCGATAGCCTGCTCCGACGCCATTTCACGTGCAAGAGCCTTGTTAGATCCTTTGCCATTTGCCTTAATTTCTATTTGCTTATCTACTCGCTTACAACTAATATCGCAGTACCAAGTAGTGGTAACAAATTCGTAATTAAAAGTTATGAAAGGTTTCGTTATTGAACCTTTCTGAAATAGTTCGTTAAGTCGCATAGATTTCGACATCTCAAGATAAAAATCTCGATGTTTCTTCTTGGGAAACTCTCCTGTTAAGGCAAATTTCTCGTTTTTGGGATTCTCTAGGAATCGTAGAAACTTTTCTCTATCTTTATTAACTTTACGTTGGGTGCCAGTAACCTTACTGGGCTTTTCGCATTTCACTAAATTATCGTCCACTTCTTCGAAGCGGACAAAATCAACCCAACCTTTTTGTACGATATCTTTTTGGATACTGCGATAGGTCTTAAAATTAAAATAATGAGTAATACGAGGCATTAATCTTACACAATGTCGCATATAGGATTGAATCTTATTAAAATAATCTTCATCCCACAATGCTGCTTCTAATTGGATAGTTTCAAAAACTTGTCCAAAATGTTCAGGTGTTGAATCTGTTGTGTAATAGAAATGCGTCTGAATTGATATTTTCTTAAGGGCTCCTATTGTAAAATTCTCTTGATAATCTAATACTCGAAAGAATCGCGAAATAAAAGAAAGTGTTTCAAGGTTTTCGAATTTAGGAATAACATCGCTTTTAGAGCCATCAGTTACAATCATACCGAAATTTTCCAGTATCGAATCAGCCAAAGTTCTACAGTTGAAGACCTCTGCAATAGAGTCATCAACCGAGATTATGACATCATCACCGTAATAAAGTCGGCGAGTTAACAACTGATAATTCCGATAGCTAGTTATATCACCTCGATCTGCTTTACGCATTAGATCAACATAACATGTGTAAATTATGAGATCATTACATTTTGAATTTAATGGTGCAGTTGGAATACACCCTGAAGGCATGCCTCCAGTTATTAATGTAATATGATTTCCAGTAACCTGG